AAAAAAGAGCCTATTGTGGCTCTTTTTAAATTGCTATTTAGCTTATAAAATCTTACTTTTTTATTTCTGTTTTTATTATTTTTAAAACTTCTGAAAAATTTGTAACTTTAAATTTCTTAAAAATAGTGCTCTGGGAAGGAAGCGCTTTTATTTCTTTTAAATCTTTTGCGGTTAATTTTCCATTTCTCTTTTTATATTCTTTAATTAAATTTTCAAGCACTATTTCCTTTGTCCATTTTTCTTCCCTTTTTTTAAATTCGTATCCGCAAATTTCTCTTAAATTATCAATACTGCCGAATCTTAATTCAAAACATCCACGATTGTAAATGCAATTGTTATTTATATCTCTTGCAGTTGCCCCTTTTACATCTTTGTCTAAATCTCTTGATAATTCTTTATAAATATCAATCAGTTCTTCATTTGTTACATTAACTTCAGCTTTAAAATGTAAATCTAACTTCATTTCTTTAGCCATTTGTCGCCAAGTTATATCGCCAAAAACCTTTTTCAGCCTTCTGTATGAATAATCATATTTATTCAAATCATAAATTGTTCTTATAGTTCCTTCTGACACTAATTTTTGAATATCTTTCGTTACTTCTTCTTTCGTTTTTTCTACCAAAAATAGATGCTCTGTTTCTTTTTCTCTGTCAATTTTTTTGAAAACTTCTTTCATACTTTTACAATTTAATCTTGCCAAAATTCTTTCACGAGATAAAACTTTTTCTACGTCCATAATCGCATTTATTCCTGAATCGACAACTTCTTGTAATTCTTTTATTATTTCCGATTCTGTTTTTATATTGATATGTTCCAAGTCTCTATCAACTGCTTTTAATATCTCGCTCCAAGTCGGTGCTATGTAATTTCTCAAAGTGTTATAAAAACTCCCTCCTAAATCACTTGTGTTCTTCACTTTGCCGTTGTCAATTAAATTTTGTAATTTAATTATTAATTCTTCTCGTTGATATTTCTTTTTTCCCGCCATTTTCATTCCCTTTTAAAAAATATTTATTATAAATATTTAATATAGTATATCATTCTTTTATGTTTTGTCAATGCTTTTTTTGAATTATAAAAAGAGCAGATTTTAAAATCTGCTCTAACCTCCCTCGATTTGATTAATCTTTTTTGCAAGCTAGTTTTACATCTGCTATTGCGTCTGCTACTGCTGCAAAACTATTTTCTCTCAGATAATTGTGTATTAGTGAAGTATCTTTTAATAATTCTTGCTTTTCTGATTCTGTTTTGTTTTCTAGATTTCTGTATTCTTTTTTTGCAAATTCATAGATAACAAAACTTAGTTCTTCAAATCTTTCTTGTATTTGCAAGTTGTTGTGCTTATCTATTACATAATTTCTTCCTTCGATGTCATTTTCATAGAACCATTTTATTTGCTTTTCTTTTTTTTGAAAAGCATTTTTTATTTCTTCAAACTTTTCTTCTGTAAAATCTTTTTCTGCAATTTTGTTTAATACTTTTTCAAACATTTTAATATATTTTAATGTTAATTCGTTCATTTTGAATTTTTCAAAAAACTTAAATATGTTTAATTTGTTTTCAAAATATTCATCTTTCAAATCGTCTAAATCTTCTCTTAAAATTGTATTTCTTACATCTTCTATTATTTTGTTTTCTAATGTTCTCATTTTTTTCCTCCATTTTTTATTCCCCTTGCCATTTTTTTAAATTTTTGCTATAATTTACATACAGAGAGCCGACAAGGTGGCTCAACTGCATATAATTTTAGGTTTAAGCTCTATTTGTCTGTATCAAGTAGAGCTTTTAGTTTTTCTACTGCTTCTGCTTTATCTTTACTTGTTTCAACAAGATTGATAATTAGCTTTATCAGTATTTCATTTTCTTTAGCTGTCATTTCGCTCATCTCTTTCTCCTTTCTGTTCCTTGTCTTTTAACAATCTTCCCCTTTCTTGATATTATTATACTATACTTTTTATCAAAAGTCAACACCTTTTGATAAAATGTTTATTATTTTTTCAAATAAATTTCTAGTATATTTTTTATAAGTTTGTTTCTAGTAATTTCTTGTTTTTCCGCTCTTTCCGTCAATTCTTCCCACATTTTTTCAGGAAGTGCAACGGAAACTTTTTTTATCTTCATTCCCGGCTCAGCCTTTTTACGTCCGCTTGTTGCTGGTTTTGGACGCCCTTTTTTTGCCCCCCTAGTTTCTTTTTTCATTTTTCATTTATCCTCCTAAAATTTTTCTAGGGCATCTGCCCAAATTTCATAATTATCGAAACATAATTCTTTCGATAATTCAATCAAAATCCAACTTCTTTTTTCAGTTGCTAAAAAAAATTTTACTAATTTAGCAGCTTTTTGTCTTTTTATTTTTAATAAGCTAGAAATTACACGACATTTTTCTTTTATCAATTCGTTAGACATTTCTTGTTGAATTGATTTAGCCCATTTCACTTGTTTTTCAGAGCCTTGTAACTCTGCAAAAACAACATCTTTTTTTTCAAAAGATTTAAAATAATCCCAAGCGTATTTTAAACATTCTGCAAAAGTTACGCTTTCGCTTTTTATAATTCTTTTAAATCTTTTCCACGCTCTTTTCATAACTTCACTTTTGTTTATCATTTTCACCACTCCTTGATTATTATTTTCTTTTCATAAATAGTATACTATATCTTTTATCAAAAGTCAACACCTTTTGATAAAAATATTTAAATTTATTTACAAAAAAAGATAGCCATTTCTGACTATCTTAATTTATAAGCGATTTTATTTTTGTGATAAGTTCGTTTTCAATCGATTCCATATGTGTCTCCACAATCCTTGCAGCTTTTCCATACAAATCTTTTTCCTTAACCCCTTCCTTTTTCAAATCGTCCAAAATATGCAGCAGTATCTCTTTTGTCTGCTCAAATTCATCTTTTATCATTTTAGATAATAGTTTATAAGTTGTTTCCTCGATAATATCGTGCATTTCATTTTCAAAATTAATCATTTTAGAATCAAAGAAAGTTTTGATTTCCTTGCTGATAACATCCCAGTTTTCTTCTAAATGATTATTTTTTATATACTTCAATATACGTTTTTGAACTGCCCAACGCATATCCTGAATTTTTAGTATCAAAGCTATTTCCAGCCCTTTGCCTTTTAGAAAATCATTGTTTAATTGATTTTCTAATTTAGCTAAAACTGTTATAGTTTTCTCTTGCTGTTCAAAAAGTTTTTTTTGCTGAGTAATATAAGTATAGCTTATGACACCCATTATCCCTAACTCCACTATAGCTTTCACTTCTTCAAAATTTATCCCCACAATTTGTCCTCTTTTCGCTGCTACAATATGTTTTTGTTACCTTTTTTCTCAAAATCAAAAATTTGTTGAATAAATTCGGACGGAACGAGCTTAGTTTTCAATTCCTTTATGCAAGCTAGAACTGTGTCCTCTCCAATTTCTTCAATAAAATTTGGTATCCACTTTCTGTCAATTTCTTTTTCTTTTAAAACATAGCTTTCCAATTTTTCCCAAAATCCATTTGCGATTGCGTCAAATTTTTCTGCTCCTGTTTTTGCCTTATTTACAATTTCATTTTTGTAAATTTTACCTTTTACCATTTCAACTGCCTTGTTAATTATCCAAATTTTTACCATTTTATCCATTTTTATCTCTCCCTTTTCCTTAATTTTATTAATATCATTTTTAACGTGGCTAACAAGCCGTGTAATCAATTTTAGCCTGTTAGCCAGCCTATTTATCCAAAAAGTTTTTTAACATTCAAATTCAGCTTCTATTGAAGTATTTTTCCATTACTTTAGTTCAAAATGAGGTGTGTCGTGCATTTTCCAATTTCCACCCCATTCAACATTTATGTTTTTGGATTTTGCTACTGCCAAGATATGATTTGCTATTAATCTTAATTTCTTATCATCATATCCTTCTGCGGATGTAAATTTTCTGTATACTCCATTTTCTATAACTCCACAAGGGAATATGTCAACTGCGTGTCCATACCCATCAGATTTTATTTGATGATTTGATTTAAATTTCTTTCCATCACAATTTGTAACTTTTGGTCCAGGTAAAGTTCTGCCTTTTTGATACAAAGCAAACTGTTCTTCTGTTGTCCTTGCTCCGTCTGTAATTCTAAAATCAAATGGGCTATTTTCAATTGCAGCTTTCATAACTTCAACAAGTTTCGGATGTACTTTTTTCATTTTGTCCAGACTTGATTGTGCGAAAAAGTATTTTCTATTTTTTGTATTTTCCTTATCCCAATCTCTTAAATATTTTTCCTTGCTTTCAATTCTATTCATCCAGCCTAAGAAAAATTTCTCTTGCGTATTATTAGCTTCAACCAAGCCTTTGTAATAAATCCGTTGCAAATTGTGATAAACTTCCAAAAATTTTTCAGGATCCACCGAATTTAATGCTTCCAATGTTTTGTTTCCGATTATTCCGTCCACATCAAGATTTGCATTTGTAAGCTGGTTTATAGCAATCTGTACGTTTTTTGTTCCATTTCTGCCACTGTTTACAGCCCAGTCGCATATAGATAAAGCCACTTTGTCGTTTACAACTTTATCTAATTTATTCCCAAGATAGTATTTTTTTAGATATATGTTTTTTGCAAAATCAATTGTTAAATCTTGCATATCTCCCTTATATCCAAAATCTCTCGCTTCTTCTTCAATTATTCCATATTTTGTTTTTCCACCCTTGTCGTGCTTATCATTTGAATATCCACCCTCAACTCTCAGCAGATAGTCAAATATTCTTTCAAATCTGTCCATTTAAATCACTCCTTTTCTAATTTTGAAAAAAATCACTTACTTTAAGCTCTAACATTTGCTCAATAGTGTATCTTTCAAGTCCTGTAACAGCCATTTGTTCTGCTATGTCAGCAACTTCTATGATGTCCTGTATTTTTTTAGATAAAACTTTTAATTCCGTTCTATTTAGTTCTATAAATTCAACAAGCCCTTTGTCATTTTGTGCTTTCACTTTTTCTATCTTCTCCTGCTCCAGCACCCACATTAATGAAATTTTTAGAGATAATCTATTTCTGTTCTTTTCGTTATTTTCAAACGTGTATTTTTTGCCGTTTTTTTCAATAGATATCGACTGATTCAAATAATTAGATTTTGCTTCATCTAATTCCTTCAAAGCCTTTTCTCTCAATTCTTTTAACTTTGCGTTTAGCAAATCATTGTCAACTTTCCAAGTGTTGCTATCCTTGTCCCATACGCTCCATTCATTTGGCTTTGCAATAGTCACTATTGTCTCGTTGACTTCATCGAGATAACTTCCGTCCGCCAACACGATTTTCCCGGCTTTTAATTTCTCCAATTCTGTCATCTCTCTTAATTCATCTGTTGCTTCATCCACAACTGGATTTTGAAGTAAAGTCGTCGAAAAAGACATTGTTTTTTCATCCCAATCCGGGAAAAACAGTTTAGGATTCTCTTTGAATTTTTCGAGACCTAGCGTGTTTAGCTGTGCTATTAATTGTAATGTGTTTTTATCATAAATGTAAATTATCATAATTTACCTCCTTATTATTTTTTATTTTTTTGCTCCAAATTTATTCAAAATTACAGAATATAAGAACTTAGCTTTAACTAACGTGAATCACGGAAATGCAAATGGGTACACTATAGGAAATATCGCTATGTTCCATTTCCATGATATTTCTCCGACAAACGCAAACGGGCATACAGTTATATGTAAGCTTCCTGTTTTCCCAGTTAATGATTTCGAAGGTGCAGCAGCGGCTATTCAAAGTAATCTGCGTGCAGAAAGATTTGCTGTTCTAAAATCAGGTATAGTCAAAATCGTCGGAGACGGAACTATAACAGCAAATATTAAATATAGTTTCAGCTTTAGCTTTCCTTTTGCTATTAGTTAATACCCGATAGCAGTCCAGAAAAATCCAGCTTTTTCGCCACCGCCGCCACGTTGTCGCATTACTTGCAGTAAGAATTTTTCTTTGGTGATATTTGACGAGACAAAAGTAACTTCCAAACTTTCATCTGAATAGTTGTAAATCCCTGAAATTTGGACATTAACACATTTCTGTTTAAAAGTTTTTGGGAAATTAATATTTTTAGTAATAGATGCCCCAGGTGTACTTGAAAGTCCTTCAAAATAGTTCTCACCCCATTGGATTATCAATCCAGAAGGTAATTCAATATAATTATTTCCCATTGTGTGTAAATTTTCCAATTTACTCAAAAAAGCTATACTTAAAAAAAAGTATAGGAGTGATTCAAATGAATAAAAATTGGGAAATCTACAAGGAATATCTGAACAGTTGTATAGTGAGAAATGAAAGTGTAAAAAATACAACATATAGGACTTATGCAAACAGTATGAAACAATTTATCGAGTATTTACGACGATATGAAAATAATTGTTATTTATTGAACAGAAAAAATTCCAAAAACATGGTGGTTATTTTAGAACGATACATAAGATACTGCAGGGAAGTAAAAAGAAACAATGCAAGGACTATCAACAACAAAATAACAGCAATAAGTAGTTTCTATATATGGGCTGTTAAAAGAGATTTAGTGGAGGTGCATCCGTTCCGGGATAAACTAGATAGATTAAAAGTTACAGATGTGGAAAAGAGGAGAAAAAGCTATTATTTAAACAGTAAGGAAATAGTGGAAATACAAGTGAAAATGAAATTGTCTGAAAAATATGATTTGCAAGATCAGATAATATTCAATCTTATTATTGATACTGGATGTCGAATATCGGCATTACATTCAATTAAAATGAGTAATTTAGATTTAGAAAATGGGATAATAAATGGAATTGTAGAAAAAGAACAAAAAATTGTAGAATTTGTGATATTTGAAAACACGTTAAATTTGATAAAGGAGTGGTTGAAATGTAGGAAAGGCAACATAGAATACTTATTTGTTACTAAATACAACGGAGTATTTAAGCAAATGAGCAAATCAACTATACGTGATCGAGTTAGAAAAATAGGAAAACTTGTAGGAATAGATAATTTATATCCTCACACGTTAAGGAAAACTAGTATTAATTTATTGGCGGAAGTCGGTGGGATTGAATTAGCAAGTGAATTTGCTAATCACAATGGAGTAGATGTTACTAAAAAGCACTACATCAAAAAAACAACTGCAAAAGACAGGAAAAGCAAATTATTAGAAATTCGCAAAAAAGCTGGATTTTAGCAGAAAAATTAAATAAAAAAAATGAGAAAAGGAGAAAAAGAAAATGGAAGGATTTAAAATATATTTATATGATAAAAATGGAAAGTTGATGGGAATATATTTAGCACCATCACAAGAAGAGTTTGAAGCTGATAAATTAAAATATTGTAGCGAATATATTGAGGGAGAAAATTATATTTCTTATATTGAAATAAAGAATCCTATTGTTGAAAATGGGCAAGTAAGAGAGATGACTATATCAGAGCAAGTTCAAGCTGGAATTGTGATTTTGACAGATGGACAATATTTGGAACACGGAGAAGTAAAAACTATTGAAAAACCAAATCCATATAGCACTTGGGATAACAAGAATAATACTTGGGTAGAGGATAAGGCAGAAAAACTGAAATATTTAAAGGAGTTGAGGTATCAAAAACAACAAGAGTTTGTTAAATATAAGAAAGAACTAGAAGAAAGAGAAGAAGAAAAAACAGAATTTGAAAGTTTAGGTTTTGACATAACTGAAACTGAGGAAAGGATAACAGAGATAAAGTCCGAAATGGATTTAATAAAAATAGAAATAGCAAAATTAACAAAAGAAATTAAAAAAGTAGAAAAGGAAGTGGCATAGATGAATTTTGGGAAAGCATTTGAAGAAGTAAAAAAAGGAAAAGCAATGAGATTGCCGCAATGGAGCAAGGATGTAGTGATAAAAGCACAATTTCCTGACAAAAACAGTAAAATGACAGCTCCATATCTATATGTGGAATCCAGATATGGTAGGGTACCTTGGAAAGAAACTGTGATTGAATTATTTAGTGAAGAATGGGAAGTGGTATAAATGAATAGATTTGACAAAATTTTCAGCTTTATGTTGGCTGTCGAGGGTGGCTATACCAACGACAAGAATGATAAGGGTGGAGAAACAACTTGGGGAGTTACTAAAGATGAAGCAAGAAGAAATGGTTATCGTGGTTCTATGAAAGATTTGACGAAAGAGTTTGCAAAGAAAATATTGGAAAAAGACTATTACCTGAAAAATCGTTTGAATGAAATAAAAAACGATAAGGTCGCATTGTCAATATGTGACTGGAGTTTTAACTCAGGAAAATGGGCAACTAAAAAGGCACAGGTAACGTTAAACAGATATTTTGGCTATAATCTAGTTGTAGATGGTATTTTTGGAAGCAAGACTATAAAAGCCTTGAATGAAGTGGAAGAACAAGGAAAATCAGAAGAATTTTTGAGAGATTACCACAGTATACAGAGAAAATTTTATCATTCTGTAGTTGAATATAATCCAACACAGAAAGTTTTTTTGAAAGGGTGGCTTAACAGAGTAGACAGAAAAGAAAATTATTTAAAGGAGATGTTTTAGATGAAAAAAGTGATATTGAATGTAGGACACGGCGGAGTAAGAAAGGACCCAGGAGCTTGCGGAAATGGATTCGAGGAACATGCTTGGAATAAGGACTTTGTAAACAACTATATGGTTCCTGAATGTAAAGAGCAAGGTTTAGAGTATGTTGTAGTGTATCAAGAATACTATTCTACGTTGCCGCAAAAGATAAACGGAATTGCAAATAAAGAAGATGTGACATTGTCGTTTCATTTGAATGCAGCTGAAAAAATGGCTAACGGAGTTGAAATGCTGTTTTGGCACAACTCAAAGAAGAGTAAAGAGTTAGCGGAATATATGCAAGAGGCTAATATTGAAGCAACGCATTTGAAAGACAGAAAAATCTTGCCACGTGTAAGAGGTGATAGAGGATGGACGTTGTTATATAAAACAGTAACGCCTTGTGTCATAGTTGAAAGCGGATTCATAACAAATTCAGAAGATATGAAAGTGTTAGAATCAACAAAAAAGGAGCTTGCAAAATATTATGTAGCGGCAGTTAAAAATTATTGGAAGAATAACTAAAAAATGGCTTTGATAGAAGCTGAATGTGAATGATAAAAATAAGGAATTAGGACAATGACAATTGAATAATGACTGTGGTTAAGAATGGTAGTTGTTGAATAAAAATTTAGAACGTATTAAAAAATATTAATTATTGTTGTTGCATTTTTTCCACTTTTAAGGTATAATTTAATTACTAAAAAAAATACTTAGGAGGAACGAAAAATATGAGTAATATAAATACGATTTATAAAAAGCACGTTAATTTATATGATAATTCTTTCTTGCTGGAGTATAAAAGAGTAATGGAATTAACAAAAAAAATAAACGATGAATTAGGATTTCCAGTTTTCAAAATAAGGATTGACGCGATAAATTCAGAACTAAAAGTAGAAAATAGATTTGCAGAACAAAAAAGCAAAAATAAATTTAAAAATATGATAAAGAAAAGTGGGATGATTTATGCAAGATGACGAAAAAGAAATACAAGCAGTCTCTAAAGCGGAAGATGTTGAAAGTACTATGGATGAAAAAGTCGAAAAAATACCAAATTTAATAAATAAATTAAATAGGAATATGGAAATACAGCGACAGTTTTCAGGTCCTTTGCCTTTACAAGTTTTGGATAATTTGACAGAAGAACAAAGAGAGAAATTGTTAAACAATTTTATAAATCAAGAAACAAAAGAACATGAAGCGAATATGAAAACTCTTGATATGATAAGAGAAAATAATATTGAAAATAAAAAAATTAAAAAAATTCTGATTTACATGGGGATACCTGGTTTTTTAATATTATCCGCAATGTGCATGTTTTCAGGAAACAAAGATATACTTTTTGAATTTATTAAGTTGATATCAGTATTTTTAGGCGGAAGTGGAGCAACAGCTCTTTATTACGAAAAAAAGAACAGAAGTGATAAAGAAAATGATTAAGCAATATCACAGTCATTAATTTGATTGTGATTTTTTTGTGTAAAAAATAAGAAAATAGGAGTGATAAAAATGGATAAAATGGTAAAAATTTGGATAATTAACAAGGCAGTTGAAATGGTAAAAGGTAAAATTTACAAAAATGAAATTGTAAATAAGGCAAAAACAGGAGCAGAAAAATTTGATGTGATAGCAAAAGATTTTTGGGAAAAATTGGAAAGCTATGTTTTAAAGGAAAAAGAAATTGACAGAAAGTGGATTCCAAATTTTATTGAAGAAATTGGAGAGGACACAGTTCTAGCTTGTATAAAGGAATTGAAAACTAAGCTCATTCCATCCGAATTTATTCAACAAATTTTCGACTTTGAGAAAAAAGGGAACAGAAATATATTATAGCAGCGAAAAGAGGGTAAAATGTTTTTTAAAGAGATAGCAAACTTTGGAATAATGGTTGTAATATGTGGCGTGTTTTTATACTTTGCAAAGACAATTTTTGATTTTATGATTAGAGACATCAAGAGGTATTTTGAAGAGATGGTTAAAAAATTGGATCATATGGAAACACAAAACGAAAAACTTGTTGAAGTTCTTAACAGGCTGGAGGAAAGACTGAGAAATGAAAAAATAACAGGTAAAGGGCTTGAGGTAATGCTGATTCTGAAAATTCAGGACATTCGCTGGAGCATTCAGAAAAGGATTGTCAAGTATATCAAGAATAATCATTTAAAAGAAAACTGGGCAATCATAAACAAGGAAATCAATACATTTTTTAATAAGAAGCTGATTGACTTTGAAACAGATATGCACGATATTATCGAAGACATCACGTACAAATTAATATATGATACAATCAAAAGAGAATTCGATGAAACAAAAAGTATATTAACACAAATTTTATCAGAACTTAAAGATGATGGTGTTGACGAAAAAGAGCTTTATGGAAAGGCTGTTAGAATTGTAGAAGATCATATGCAAACAATTGAGAATGAATTAGTGACAGAGATAAAGTCGCTTATAAATTGATAGTCAGAAATGGCTATCTTTTTTTGTAAAATAGAAAAATACAGGTAAAAAAATAGGAAAAATTTAATTTCTACTATATTGCAAAACATAGATTTTATACGTATTTAAGCATATTATAATACTGGTAGTTTTATTATAATTTTTCCTAAAAATTCTACTATATTTTAGGAATTTTAAATTGGAAATTTTTGTAAATAATTTCAAATATTTTTATAAAAAAGGGGTTGACTTTTATATAAAAATATAGTATACTATTTATGTAAAGGAAAGAAAATAATAACCAAGGAGTGAGAAAAATGATAAACAAAAGCGAAGTTATGAAGAGAGCATGGAAAAGATTTAAAAGAATTATAAAAAGTGAAAGCGTAACTTTCGCAGAATGTTTAAGATACGCTTGGGATTATTTTAAATCTTTTGAAAAAAAAGATGTAGTTTTCGCAGAGTTGCAAGGCTCTGAAAAACAAATAAAATGGGCTAAATCAATCCAAGAAAAAATTTCTAATGAATTGATAAAAGAAAAATGCCGTGTAATTTCTAGTTTGCTGAAAATAAAAAGACAAAAAGCTGCTAAATTAGTAAAATTCTTTTTAGCAACTGAAAAAAGAAGCTGGGTTTTAATTGAATTATCAAAAGAATTATGTTTTGATAATTATAAAATTTGGGCAGAAGCCCTAGAAAAATTTTAGGAGGAAAAATGAAAAATGAAAAAAAACCAAGAGGTGTGCAAAAAGGTGAAACACCTTCTTGGAACGTCGGGAGGAAAGCGACAGGACTCAAAAGAAATAAATCCATTTCCTTTAAAGTCACAGAAAAGGAAAGAGAATTTATTTATAAAAAATTGGATAAGATAGGGGGCAAAAGGATAGAAGCGTTATTAAAAATTTTAGAAAAAAACTAATATTTTTATAAAAAAGGGGTTGACTTTTATATAAAAATATAGTATAATAATATTAAGAAAGGGGGAGATTGTTAAAAGACAAGGAACAGAAAGGAGAAAGAGATGAGCGAAATGACAGCTAAAGAAAATGAAATACTGATAA